CAAGCAGTTTCATTTAGTCGAATGATGACAAAATCATCCGATGATTTAACTAATTATGCAAGATATTACGTCACAACAAAAAACGAACAATGGAAAACTGAATTCAACAATGTTCTTAAAGTGCGAAATGGTGAATTTGCTGATGAAAAAGGTATTGTCAAATCATTTAAAGATAGGCTCAAAGAAGTGCCATTTTTACAGAGTGAATTAGACACACTTTTAAAAGCAGAGCAGTTAAGCAACAATTTGGCAAAGCTAGAGATTGAAGCATTTGATTGGACTCAAAAAGGTAAAAATGAATTGAATGCTGATATACAAACCCATAACCACATGGCTGCACAATTATTGATGTTTGGTGATGACTATAATAAACATAAAAATCAAATTATTCAAACAACAAATGAATTTTATGCGTCGGTTGTTAATAGACTACAATCACAATATTTGTTCTATATGACAACTGCGTGGACAATGATAATTATTATTAATATAAGTTTAATTCTTTTAATAGTCTCTATCAAGCACAAAGAAACCATGGTGGTTACTAGACCCAAACGAATAGTTAAAAAACCACCAGCGAAAAAACGAATAGTAAAAACATAAATAAGTCGAAATCTGTCACAATTATAATAATAAGAAAGATGATATGAATGACACACATTTAATAAAATGGCTAGCACTTTTATTAGTGTTTCCACTTGGGTTGGCTTTATTCAGTAAAGAAAGTTTTCGTTACCCATGTCAAGATCCAGCAAACTGGGATAGTAAACAGTGTCAGAAACCACTGTGTGATGTAACACGTACTTGCCCAGAGCATGTATTTAAAGGTGGACGTGATCCAAGACTTGGAATGCCAACTGAACAATCACCAATGCCAGCGCAAACTACAGGAGTATGTAAATGATTGAACAAACTAAAGAAGACAGAGGACTTATGTATACTGAAGATGAGCTAATGGCTCGATTGAAATTTTTTATTGGTGTTTGTTTAACACTTACGTTATTTGGAATTGTATTTGTTGTTCTATACTCTATCATCTTCGTAACACAGCCATTAAATGCAATTTCTCCAATCGACCAAAAATTCTTTGAACTGATTATTCCAATTGCAACTTTCTTGACTGGTACTCTATCAGGTATCATGCTTGCTGGTAAAAATCCAGATGCGCAAATGAAAGCATTGGAAGCTGCGAATAAAGGTTGGGAAAAACCACCTGCTCCACCACAGACATTTAGTCAAACAACTACAACGACCATGGGTCCTGGAGGAATGCAGAGAAGCATGAGTTCATCTATGGGTATGCCGATGAACAACCCTCTTGCAGATGCCACAAGCATGCCAATCTTCGAAGCAGGTGATCCAACGCACCGAAATATGCGAAACGACTACTAATCCCCTACTGTAAGTAAGGTTTTAGACCCCTGTAAGTTGTTGTTTTTACAGGGGTTTTTTGCACGTGAAATAAGTGTTGATTTTTATTTGACTCTGATGTATAATAACTGTATTAGGGTTGATTATGAAAGGTTTCGTTATGACTAATGTTGAAAAATTGAACTATGAGTTGCAGTGCCTCGCTGAAGAAGAACTTCAAGCGAAGATTGACTTCGACTACGAACAATTTGTAAACGAAATGCATGCCATGTTCGAACTCGAGCAGTATGAACGTGATTGCTATGATTTAGATGCTGATTATTATGGAGAAATGATATGACTGTAACACTTGAGATACTTCCGCAATTTGATCGTCAATGCCATGGATCTTTGTTTGATCGTGGCGGTGCTGACTCTTGGTATTCACGTGAACGTGATCCGCATTGGTATCCAGAAGGTACTGGGTTTGGTGGACGCATTTCTGAATTGAGTGATGAAGAAATTGCTGAGTATAATGCAGGTTATGATTACAATGAAGAATTTGGTGGAAAGAAAGATTATGATTAAAGAAGTTGTTTATGTTTTGGCATATGGTTATGATCAAGGCAATGAGATTCTAGGTGTATATCGTGATTATGCTACCGCAGAAGCAGAGAAATATGAAATCATACGGGATCGATATTCTATCCCTAAAGATGAAGTACCTGATGACAAACTCGATGACGAAATTGCAAGAATGGATGTATATTATGAAATTGTTAAAAGGCACGTATTATGATTAAAGAACAAAATGATGAGATCTTGCGAATCACGCAAGAAGAATGCGCTGAGGTAATCCAAGCCATCAGTAAAGTTTTCCGATTCGGTATTGATGGTGTGCACAATGGTGTTACTAATCAATCGCATTTGGAAGAAGAAATTGGAGATCTGGTTTGTATGGTTGATCTTCTACTAGAACGTGGTATTGTAAATATCGATAATGTTGATAATGCCGCACGTGCAAAATTGATTAAGCTGAGTAAATGGGCTAACATTGGAGCAACAAATGAACAACTGGGATAAAGATAACCTAAAATTCATTATGGGCATCAGTGGTGAGGCATTTGATGAATGGTTGAATCAAGCCGATGATGATGACATTGACTATGCGCTAGAGTTGGTCAAACGTGCCAGAGCAGAACTAACTGTAAAAGCCATGGAAGTAATTGATGAAGCAATTGAAGAGTCCTCTCAAGGTGATTACACAATTGCAAAAGGATACCTGCAAAAGTATTCTCTGAATAAATAATTGTCCTGTAAGGAAATATCGTGTATAATATAAAACTGAAACCTAGAGATCTTGTTGCTAAAGATCTGCGAACTCCCAAGTACCGAATGCGTGTAGTTGAGAGCAAGGTTCAGTACACTCGCAAAGTTAAACACAAAAAGGACACACGATGAATAGTACTTACGAATTAAGTAGGAATGGACTACTGACTACGCTTGTTATTAAAGATCATGACTACGATGTAGTTGAGTATAGTATAACAAAGAAGTTAGTTGACGTAGATGGTAAGGTGATAGTTGATAGTACCAATCAGATGTTTTTCTCGAATAGAGAATTCAAAGATTTTTTTGAACCGATTATTAATGATTTGAAAGTGAGATTTGATGATGCAAACAGTATTTAAAACAGATAAAGAATTCGAAGACTTTAAAACCTGGACTTTAGGACTACTACGAGATGAATCAGCAAAAGATCTGTGCATTACTTTTACCAAAAAAGATGGAACCGAACGTGCAATGCGTTGTACCCTCGCAGAAAGTAATATCCCGAAAGAATTCCAACCGAAAACAGAAGGAACAGCAAGCACGTTTACTGACAGTGCATGCCGAGTTTTCGACACCGATATTAGTGCTTGGAGATCTTTCCGTTGGGACTCAGTAATTAAAGTTGAGGTGACACTATGAGTGCTACAAAAATTTTGGTGTTAGTTGTTCTGGCTTTAGTATTAATTGTATTAATGCCGTATGCTGCAATTTGGTCGATTAACACATTATTCGCTCTCACTATTCCATTTACGTTTGACACATGGTGTGCCGCAGTAGTTTTGAGTGGTATTGTTAGTGGCAATCATTTTGTAACTTTTAAGCCATAATATGAGCATTTCATCCCCTGAAGATAAGAAAAAGATTTTTGATGCTGTTCGTGAGATCAGCAATTCAATGTTGCGTGCTGAAGCTGAACGTGACTTGATCAAAGAGATCGTTAAAGAGATTTCTGATACCTATCAGATTCCAAGGAAGACTGTCAAGAAAATTGCAGTCACTTTCCACAAACAGAACTTGACACAGGTCAATCAGGAACACGAAGAATTCGTGGATCTATACGAAGACCTGACCAAAGTAGTACCTAAGTAAACGAAAAATAGTTGTTGACTTTTATTCCGATCTGCGGTATAATAGATTATATTATGGAGGTTACAAACCTATGGCTACTACTGCAAAACGCAAACAACTGATTGAAAAAGTCGATCGCATGATGAAGGGTTCTGAGTGTCAACTCAATCCCGACAACTACATGCGTGATTTGATTAGCGCATTGAACTATTACAATTCCAATCATGACGACAAAGACAAGAAGAAATGGCTCATCAGCCACTTGGCTAAAACAGACAAGAAATTGGCTGTTGAATTGTTAAAGGTTGATGAGTATCACTTCCGCTATGCTGGCATTCTTGCTCGTCTAATGGATGGTGGATCTGAACTTCAAGAAAAAGAAGCCAACTACTTCAATGAACGACTTGTTAAATTAAAAGAACAAGTTGGTTCTCGTCAAAAATCCCAAGACAAACTAGACAAGAAAACAGCCGATGCTTTGGCAGCAGCTGCACCTTCCAATGTGATTTCAATTCAGCAACGCATGGAAGAAAAAGCACGTGAGTTGGCATCTGAAATTGATGGTGCGATTGACGACTTTTTAATCAATAAGAAAAATGATTTCTCAACAAAAAACTATCTTCTTGCGAATCTCGTCGCAGCACCTATTGCAAAACGAATTGGTGAAATGTACATTGACACTGCCGCAGAACTGCGAGAAGCCATCGAAGGAACAGACCCTCAACTCGTTGAAGGTTACTCACACTTTACCAAAAGAGAACTGAAGAAGTTTGCTGAGTTTGTTGATGGTATCATCTCTGATTGCAATCAGCAAGTGCAAACTGCTAAGGCTAATCGTGCACCACGCAAACGTAAAGAGAAACCTGCCTCTGTGCAAGTCGCACGTATGAAGTATCTTAAAGAGTTTGCTGAGTTGAATCTCAAGTCAGTCAAACCAGAAGGTATCATTAACTCAACAGAGGTATGGGTATATAATACCAAGTATCGTCGTGTTGGGGTTTACAAAGCTGATAATGGTGTATTGGCTGTCAAAGGCACTACTGTTCTTGGATTCTCAGTAACTGAATCAAAACAATTTACTCTGCGTAAACCAGCAGATTTCTTCAAAGGGTTAACAATCGGCAAACGTCCATTGAATGCTAAAATGAAGACACTGACTACAAAGTCAGCTGTACCAAATGGTCGTATTAAC